TCACGATTGGCTCAAGGGTGCTCTCCAAGAGACCATAGCCGATGATCTCGTAGTATTGCTGACTCTTGACGTGGAGCCAGACCTGTTTCTCCCTGCGACTACTGCTGGGATCTCGGACGGGATGAGTTTTCTTCATGTCCTGCTCATTTGGATAGTGGTTGGTCATCAGATTTTTCTCTCACAAGTTGAAGTATCTTGTCGAACAGGTGTTGCTGCATGGAACGGGACTCATCAGGGTAGCCGAGGTCCCGATGGATCCACTCTTCATACAACGTAATCATCAGGAAATCACGACCATTGGCGATGCAGCGCCGGGTGACGTATATTCTCTTATCTTTGACAACTGCGAGAATGTTGGGACCAAGCTCTTCAACTACCCTGATCTCTTCAGAGTTGAGAATTACGTTGAGATGCTTGAGCATATTACATGCTTCGATCATTGTTGTCCGCTCAGCCATGGTGAGCTCTACTTCGTTGAAGTCTCGAACATCACGCTTGCGATGAACCAGCGTGCGAGCTGCCTTGTTCATTCTCACATTCGTGAGCATATTCTGTGCGACGTCAAGAAACTCCTCAGAAGGATCACCACACATATCCCAATCGAACTGGGACTCGACAAACTCTTCACCGATATCCAGGAGAGTGGATGCGATATCCTGGTCAGGAATTCGCGGCAGAATGACCTCCAGCTTGTAGATGTAGTCGTGGCTTGACCTGATTGTTCTGTCTTCGGTAAGAATTAAAGGCAGAAGCATATTGTAGGTGAAGCGCGTCTTCTTTGGAAGTTTGTAGACGGCAACACCACGATAGTAGAGCCATCTGGTCGAACCGGGGTGAACCTCAAGTCCGTCCTGGCTAATCTTGGGATTGCTCTCCAGAAAGATCTCGTGACGAGAGTAGAAGTTATCACCGATCTCCGGACCTGTCACCTTGATGACAGTTTCATCGTTCAGCGGCTTGTCGCTGATCTTGCCACCTTCGTCGATGCAGTTGGAGTGAAGCTCACGATAGGCAGCACGAGTGTCCCAATTCTTACCGAGGTCCAGCGTGAACCCAAGGGGTTCGTCGTTCATAGTGACAATGGGAAAGTTCTCACCACGGATAGAACGATCCTCGTAGCCGAATTCGAAGTGCTCGTAGTTCGTCGTGATACTGACCTTGTGCCCTGTGCGTAACAGTGTGGCGATCGCATACTTCAGGCCGGTGCCGAAGTAGCCGATGGGGTTGTCGTTGGTCTTGACGCTAACGCCCATAAAGCGAATAACGTCTGGGTCGATCGCACCGGGATTGGCAAAGTAAATCGAAGTCATGTGGTAGCCTCCAGTAAATGCACCCACCAGTATAAGTCTCGGACTATAGGGGTGACAAACTCTATTTGTCGGGCACGTAAATCTGAATCTTGCCGCCAATGGCTTCAATGGAGTCTTTGGTCAACGGGATATCGTTGATAACGATTGGCATAGATCCATCGCAACCACTGAGCTCGTAAATCTCGTATAGAACTTCCATTATTTCATCAAGATCCATCTTCATATATCCTTATAGAGATACGGTGGGGGTCGCGCGAGCCGCCAAATTTTCTTCTACTGTCAGATAGTCGGTCACACATCAACCCTAGGCTGATCCTCAATCAGTGGTGCGTCGTAGCGCAGATCCCACAGCTTCCGGAGAAACTTCTTGGCCTGACCAACCGTCGCTGGATTGTTGTAGAGCCTGTTCAGCCCAGAGGGGTGGGGCATCACAGAGAACAGAAAGTGCGCCTCGGGATGGTCATAGAAGTGAAAGTAGGTGAACGACTTACGTCGGATACCAAAAGCCTCTGCGACCGAAGGTCCCAGCAACACCACACGCCGCCCGTAGAGTAGCTCGTAGAGATTGCGTGCTGCCGCGACGTGATGGCCGGGGGTAAACTCATCAGTGTCAGCCCACGGGTTCAGGTTGACACGCATGAAGTGCTCCTCGAACTGGACTGGTGTGACACCCATCCACTTCTGGAGACGCTCTCCACTGCTGTTAGGTTTGATGATCAGCGGCTGACCCTCATCGTCAGGGGTAGCTGGCTGCTGGCCAATGAATACAATCTGCATGTGGTCTACACCTTATTTTGTATGCCCACACTACCTTACCCCTACGGGGTAGGACAAACTCATAGTGTCCACACAGTGATCGTTTCAGAACCCTCGCCGAAGTCTATATCAGGGCAGCGCAAGCACCACTCGAAGAACCTGTTGTCCACCACCCACTCGTAGCGTAGAGTGAACTCGGTGGCTCTCTCCTTGATGAACTTACCCCATCTTTCTCTCGCAGCCATTGGAATCTTCATTCCCATCGCTTTGCGGAGTTTTTCTTGAAGCTCTTCGTGATCCAAGTTACTACCCTCTTCTCAGATTGAGATCCACATGGAAAATCGGATGGACTCTGTCGGCGATTTTTTACTTCGGCAGAATTGGCACAGGATCCTTCCTGCTCTTGTTTCCCTTTCCGTGATTTTCTAGGAACCAATCGATCCCATAAAATTTCTCACCATAATCATGGAACGCTATGAACTCCATCGGTAGCGAGAAGTAATTCTCATGATCTGGTGCTAAAGCCATAAACACGTCGTAGAGTTCTGAAAGAGGATTGAACATCATTCCGACGGAACAGTTTCTCATCATAGAGAGCTGCCCGTAGCATTTCTCCCCGCTCTCTGGGCAAATATGACAGTTGCTGAACTCTCCTTCCTCACTCTCTGATAGTGCATCATGAACGAAGTCAAACGGATCAACACCATCTTTACCCAGAGAGGGGCTTGAGTCCCTCCTGAAAGGGCAATCCAAGCAAGAACCTTCCATCATGATTAGTATGGCTCCTCTATCTCAGATATGTCTAGCTGAATTGGATCTGGCCAATCCTGGTCTCCATATATCTCATCCCAAGCCCTACGACATTGGTCAAGAGTTCCAAAGTCTGTGAAGTATGGTCTCTTCACAACTCTCTTATCTCGACCTTGCGATGGATCATATTCATCCATCGAAACTCGCCGCTGAACTTTCCCCATATGAGGAACGACCCTAGCAAGGAACCTACCTAGAGCAGTCTCGTTGCCTCTCCGAGAGAACTTCCACTTGTCGGCATACTCTGTGAAGTCCTTGGTTATTTCATCGGTCATAACCCAGCGCTCCCAGCTTTCGTGCTTCTCCAGGATCCTGCCGTCTCTTATCTTTCGATACCACCACTCTTCATCGATGGACATACTTAGAAGTTTCTGCTCTTGCAGTGCATCGGTGTGAGGAACATCTCGAACTTGGAAGTCATCGAGGTTAACATTCTGAAGGTGAAGTAGCAGCGCCTCGTATCCACCATTCTCCATCTGGTTCATCATGTCTTTGAACTTTTTCTTGTTCTGCTTCCAACCGTCTCCCACTTGCAACACCAGATAGCGACGTTCATCTCCAGATGCACGGACCACGTGTGGATCATTAGACGCCATGATCAGGTGAATGTAGTTGGGGAAGGTCTCAACGTCGAAGCCCTTAGCTTCAATTGGAATGCTGTCCTCTGTAACCAGCATCTTGAGAACACTCTCATGCTTCTTGTCACCAGCAAAGAACGCTTCATCCGCGAACAGAACCAGTGCATCTCTCAGGTGAGCATTGAAGTTTCCGACTAAGTGGGATGGGTTGGAAACATGGAGAAAGTGCCTTCCGAATATCTTGCCGAACACTGTGGCAAATATGGACTTGCCCGTGCCCTTACCACCCCGCAGCACTATCGCGGTTTGTCCTGGGGTGGCCGGTTCTTGTATTGTCCGAGCCATCCATCCTATCACATAGTCATATATCTCCTGACTGCTGTTGCAGATGTTCTCGAAGATGTGCTGTAGGTAGAGTGAACAGTCTCCAGGCTTGGGTTCAAAGTTAAACCCTCGCCATAGATTATAGACACCGGGAACATCACCTTGTGGCATGAACTTCATCGTATCATACTGACGACGCATCCTGTGACCCAACCAGTAGTCGCCGAGTTTCACAGTTTGATCAGCACCGTCCTTGGTCTGTCCGACGACTACTCTCATATGAGAATATCTGTTCTTGATGTTATCGAATGAAGACATGGTCAGCTTGGCACGCTTCAGAACATCGTCCGGCATCTCTTCGATCACGACACACTTACCGCTGATATTTCCGATCACGGCGTGTCGGTCGTTCATGAATGTTAAGTTGGGATCTTCAGAGTATTCCTTAGCGCGTTGTATCTGACGTCTGGCGTAACGATCACCCCCTCCTTTAAGCTCCACAACGCTGCTAGAAATACCCCACTCGGGATCAGTGACAATGGCGTAGATAACTCCGTCGGGAACGCCACATCTTGCGAGCGAACATACAAAGTCGAAGAGCCACGCTGATCTGGAGTTATCCTTCTCCTTGGGCTGATCTGGGTGATGTCCCTGGACCATGATGACCTTAACGCGATCAGGGACGTTCCATTCATCAAGCTCTGAGACATCTTGAACTCTCTCGATGTTGCCGGGTATATCTAGAGTTGTTCCGGCGTGAGTGCTGCCTACACCATCACTAGAAGTCTGAACAGACTGAGCTCTCTTGAAATCATCAATCTCATACTGTTTATTGTTGAACTGGATCAGCCGAGCCAGCTTCTCCGTTCTACCCTTCTTGCGTTTCTTTGCGTCAGGGATATTGATTGTCCCCGGGAGACGCATGATGCGGTCGACGTTGTGACAGTGGTCTCCCTGAAAGACCTGCTCCATTCTCTTGTTGTAGAGCTCAAACTCCTCGCACTTGGTAACTGTCCCCTCCAGTTTATATGGAGTTCTCAGCTTCCAGAAAGCCTGAAATCCACCACCAGAATATATGATGACGGTAGGGTCAGGAATGCCTTTCGGCAGACGATCAGTGAACAGGTCTAGTATCCGACGCTGCTCGTCATCTACGTCAGCGTTGTCCTCAGGATCAACATCTACATGAAGCCAGTTCGCTGACTCTATGTCTACCTTACCTGCTTTCTTCTTGTTCTTTGGGTCATCCTTCTGGTTGAACGCATCCGTTGGTGTGTTCACCAGAAAATAGATATTCATCTTTCCGTTGTGCTTCTCAACCCAAGAGAAGGCAGCTTCGGTGGTAGTCAGAGTCGCAGAGTCAATCGACTTACGGTCCGGGCTGATTGCCATCAAGTTCCACGGGCCGTCAGACTTCCACTTCTTGAGGAAATCAATTGACTTCTGTGTCTCCCCCTCTATAGTCTCTGACATAGTCAATCAACCTCTGGACTTCTAGCCCTTTTGGCATGTAGAGCACAGCCTGCTCGATCATTTGTGGCCTTGTCATCTGATCGAAATGATCCCGGATGGTATAGCCGCTGAAAAAGAACCACTCTCGTCCACCAACTTGACAGACGCACATGGCTAATCCACCACGCATTGATCGACGATAAAGCCATAGACCTTGCTCCTTCATCAGCGGGTGTTCGAACTTCACTGGATTTGTCTCGCATCCCTTCGGCCACCTTCTTAGCCACTTGCATTCGAACCATGCTCCAATGCAATTTACATCTGGAATGCCGATACCCGTTTTGGGAGACTCGATAGATACTGCGTCAAGAGGCGTTAGCTTCTTAACGAAGTTAGATCTCATGCTGGCTTCTGACATTTCCCGTGAACCCTACATTAGCAGCACCAGTAGGCACAGACAAGCTCTAGGCGTCGTGCCGCGCGCTCTGCGGTCCGGCTTCCTGGTCCTGATATTTTCCCTCGTATCCATCGGTCATCTGATCGACGAAGTGAAAGACAACCTGAGCGATTGGCATACCAGATTCGAACTTGATTGGAATCCTGCCATGGTTAGTGATCTCTAAGGTGAGATAGCCACGCCAGCCCGGTTCGATGACTGTGTTCTGACAAGCGATTCCTTGTCTGGCCCAAGTAGACTTGTCGTGAACGATGCCGAGAACATTCTTCGGCATCAAGAATTTCTCCACGGTAGCGGACAGCATGAACTCTCCAGGCCAGAGACTATGTTCTGTTCTTGAAGATCCGTCTATGTTGGTTCCAAGATCAAGTCGGACATCGTAACCCGCCGGTCCCTCACCGTAGGTCATTCCGTGAACTCTCGTCCTCTCCTTGTGTGGATGAATGATCGTCATATTTCTGATAGTCTTACCAGAAAGTATCATGCGCCTATCTCCTCATAGCCATGAACAACAGTGACGAAGTGCTGGTCGATAGGTCCCGACTGACTTACAGTTGCGATCGGTATGCCGTGAAAGGTCCAGATTCTCGAGTGACTTTCAAGCTCAGTGAACCCACTCTTCGATTGGGCTCCCTTCCGCAGAGCATCTAGAGTTGCTGCGTCCATCACGAAGTATTCAATCTTCGATGAAAAGAAATTTCTGTAGACCTGTCTGATCATATAGATCATATCGTCATAAGGATTTGTAATCTCACTGTATTTAACTTTCACTTGATCTCTCCCCAGCTTGGTCCACACTCTGTATCCACTTTGAAAGGAACCTGCGGATTGCAATAATCAAGGATGCAGTCGCGCATGATGTCACCTGCCGCCCTAGCTTCTTCAACAGATCCGAAGCTGCCATCCGTCTCGTCATGAACCTGTAGCTGGATGAAGTAGCCAGCGCGATCGAGCTCAACAATAGCGAGCTTAGTCTGGTCAGCCGAGGATCCTTGAATAACGCGATTGAGCGACTTGTGCGTAAAGTCATAGCTGCCATCTTCACGTTGCTCAAAATGAAGTCGCCGGCCAAGGATGGTCTTTACGAAACCACGAGCATTCGCTGCATCTGAAGCTCTGTTGGCAAGTTCTCTGACATACGGAACCTCTGTATCAAAATTATCAAGGATAGCTTGACCTTCATCACCAGCTATCTCCTTGACATATCCAGAACCGAGCTCTGCTCTCGCGGCCATTGCATCCATCTTGTTCGCAAACTTGATGATCTCACGCTTACGACCCCATCCAGATATATGTGCCCAGAGGGTGGGCTGGCCGATGTCGTGGCAGAGCTTGGCTCCACCCTCACCGTAGCACAGTCCAAGAAAGATATTCTTGGAGTAACCGCGATTTACCTTGAACAGCTTCGGCTCTTCTTGTAGCCATCTCTCTACCTGCTCATCACCATGGATGAGCCGTGTCATCATTTCGTGGTTGTCTGTAGAAGGATCCTCACGATACCGACGAGCAGCCTCTTGGGCCTTGGGTAGATCCATAACCGCCGCAAAGTGAGTCGTCCATCGGGGCTCTTGCTGCGAATAGTCATTACAGCCCCAGATCGCGCCATCCTCAGGGATGAATATCTTCCGCCACTCGCCAGCGATCTCAGGGTCGCGATCAGGGCTAGGTTGCTGTTGAAGGTTAGGATCTGCGGCGGAGAGCCTTCCGTATCGAACTCCAACAGTTGAGTCCTCATCACTACCCTCCTGCGTAGTTGCCATCTGACGGAAAGAACAGTGTATTCTACCGTTGACGAGATACTTCTCTATAGAGTCTCTGAACTGACCTATCTTGCTGACCTTACGACCCCTGAGAATAGCTTTCGCAACTGGATGATCGTAGGATAGCACAGACTTATCGATCTGCGGTGCGCCTGTGCTGGTCTTGTGCAGTCGAAGACCTATTTCTTCCAAAGCAGGAGCAAGAACACCGGGCTTCCAGAAATTACCGAACCCTACTTCGACTCCTGTCTCTCGCTTAATTAACGCGGAGGCTTGCTTCTCTTGCTCTACCGACCAGTCTGAGATCTGCTGGAGTTTGTCCTGGTCAATCCGAACACCACGACGTCGCATTTTAATGAGAACTGGTAGCAGGTCGGACTCAACATCAAAGATCTGCTGTAGTCCTTGAGACTCAATGATATCCCGCTGTCGGCGATAGATCTCCAGAGGGCTCGCAACGTCTTGCTCAGCATATTCACCGACATACCTCCCCGGCATCCGCCACAGACCTCTCTTTGGATCAAGCCCTAGAGAGCGAGCAGCCTCGTAGAGTTGTTCCTCGTCCTTGGCTTCTATGCCAAGTCTCTCTCCTATGTTCTTAAGACTATAGCTGCGATGCAACTCGTTGATTAGAGGAGCCGCGATCTGAACGTCCCTGAACTTCACGTCAGGATGAAACTTCAGATCATCGTTCAGTGCATAGTCATAGTCATATGCGAGATTGGCCCCAACCAACTCTCCATCAAAGTCTTTGAGCTGGTGCCGTAAATAACCAAGGACTGCTTCCTCCGGAAGGTTATCACCACCCTCGTGCCGAAAGGGAAGGTAATGCTTGGGGCCTCCTTCGATAGCAAAAGCCCATCCCACCGTGCGTCCGTCTCGCATGGTCCCAGGACCCAAGGTGGTGAGGTCTCTGTCGAAGGTCTCAGCGTCGATCGCAACACGTTTCGCTCCTCTCCAAGAAGGTAAGTCAGAGATATTGGGGAGCTTCCACTTAGACTCTGGCATGAAGAAAGACATTTGGAGAGCCCCACCCTTGTTTGGGTCTGTCTTTTTTCTAGCTCTAGCCATCGCCGGGATAGCCGAAGGGTTTGTCCATGCCATCAAGGTAGTTGTGGGCTTCCGGGTTGCCGCTGCC